TTCGTTTTATTACGAATTGTTACACAATTATATAGGAAAAAGAAAAGGGTGTCAAGCACCCCTTGTAGTCATTTATACCTAATTTTATCAGAATTTACTGACCAATGCGGTTTACAGCAAGTCTTGCGCGGTTCAGAATAGAACCACTCAAAGGAACATATCCAAGGTCATCAGCAATTGATTGTGCCTTGGTGCTCAGTGCATAGTTTAGTGCTTTGCGAATAGCATCAGTATTTGCACCATTACCAGTCTTATAAGCAAGAATCCAAGTCAAAGTAGAAATAGGATAAGAATTTGCGCCAGCAGGATTTGGATTTTCGCCGTCAAGGTTTGCATCCAGTTTAATATTATTCAAAGCAGCGGCACCTGATGCAGCGGTGGGAAGAACAAACTTACCTGCCTTATTTTGAATTGCGGCTGCTTGAAGTTTGTTTGCTTTTATAAATCCAGTATTCACATAACCAATCGCACCAGGAGTGTTACGAATAGTTCCAGCAACACCTTCATTACCCTTCGAACCAACACCAGTTGGCCACTTCACAGTTTTAGAAGAACCAGCAGTCCAACTACCAAATGCTTTCAGTGAATTAGTGAATGCATAGGTGGTTCCAGAACCATCAGAACGATAGACAACTCGAATAGGACCATTACCACAACTAGGAAGTTGTTTCCAGTCATTGATACGTCCAGCAAAAATATCAACAGTTTGCTTCTGAGTAAGTTTTAGATTGCATCCTTTCTTATTGTAAGCAACAGCAATCGTTCCACCTACCATAGGAATTTGGACGACACCACGCTTTACTTTGGCGGCATCTGCTGCGGAGATTGCTTCGTCACTCGCTCCAAAGTTAACTGTGCCCGCAATGAATTGACGAACACCAGCACCAGAACCAACGGACTGATAATTAACACGCTCCCCAGAAGTTCGTGCATAATCGGCAAACCATCGTTGATAAATTGGAGCAGGGAATGATGCACCTGCACCATTAATAGCAGGTCCAGCAAGAGCAGCGACAGGAACAGAAGCAACTAGACCAGCAGCAAAAATATGTTTCAGTTTCATAAAAAGTTTTTAGAAGTGAATTAACTTCGTAAATAATAATACTGGAAGACAATCTTAAAGTCCACTAAGGTTTGGTTAAGGTTTTCATTACCTAACAAAAAAGGTCACCCCTTTTGGAGTGACCTAACTGAACTTATGAGTGGATTATCAGAACTTGAAGGTAGTTTGAATTACGCCACCCCAGTTAGAGGAGTTGTCAGCAAGGCGCTGATTGTCGCTACCATAGATGATAGCAGGAGTGACACTGATGTTATCAGATACTTGATACTTGTAGAAGATTTCAAGCATAGTTGCCTTTTCAAGATCTTCTCCAGTGGGTGCTTGACCGATAGCAACACCAGCAGAGTTACCATCAACAAACACATCATCCCAAGTCAAACCAGCAAACCATGATTGACTGTTGGTAGCATCACTAGGAGTACCACTTACAGTATTCCAACCATAACCACCAGAGATAGAGGGAACCCAACCAGATTGAGTAGGTTGCCAATATGCGTTGATGGCATAACCATTAGAGGTTTGACCAGGAACCAGAGTACCAGAAGCACCATTCAGACCATTATAGGTACGAACACGAGTACCTTCAGTACCATAACGATAACCGAATGCAGCACCCCAGTTATCACCACGATAACCAACTTGTGCCAAGGTATTAAGAGCACCAGACTTGTCAAACTCACCAGTAGAACTATCGGCACCATTTTGTGCCACATAGTTTACACCAGCTACAAGACCTTTTTTGCCGTACTGAACACCGAAACCAGAACCAGTTGCCTTGTTATACACACCAGGAGCACCTGCTACTTGGAAGAAGTCAAGAATGTTCGACTTGTAGGCAGTAGGAATCCAAGACATCTCAGTATTACGAACAAGAGCACCAGCAGTAAGAGTGGTGGTGTTATTGAACGCAGGGAACTGATAGAACAGGCGATCAATAACTACATTGTTACCAACTTCACTGGAAGTATCATCTGCTTTATCCAGTTTGAAGATTGAAGAACTGGAACCAAAAGGATTGCTACTAAAGTTAGCAGAACGAAGACGAGTGCGAAGCAGATCTTGACCAGTGAACGAAGTATCCAGATTCAGACGCAGATCATAGTTGAATGCGGTACGAGTTGAATCACCACCTTTGGTCTGATAGTCATCAACACCACCGAGAACAAAGTTTGCTTCACCACGCAGTTTGGTTGTAGTGGAGAACTGTTGTGCTTCAAGAGTAGTAACTTGTGCTTCCAGTTTATCTACACGACCACGAAGAACAGCAAGTTCTTGTGCGAATTCTGCTTGAAGGCGCTTCAGTTCATCAGTAACTTCAGTCACACGATCCAGACATGCATTCAGAAGTGCTGCTGCCTCATAGCGAGTCATTGCACGACCACCACCAAAGGTTCCATTGGGATAACCAGCAACGCAACCATAACGCTCTACAAGATTGCTGAGTGCCTGATATGCCCAATCAGTAGGACGTACATCAGAAAATTGAGTGACGCTTGTAACCTGATCGGCGGAATATTGGTTGACCCCATTCATATTAAGGTCTGCCGCAGTCGCAGCAGGAGCAACCATTCCCAGAGCAACAGGTGCAAGCATCAGTTGTTGAAAGAATTTCATAGATTTGTTTTTGTTTGTACTATAGGACAAAGATTAAGAATTACAACAGAATTCTTAAGTACTTATTTAGTGTACTGATTTTGTTCAAATTTGTCAAGTGGTTTGTTGGGCAGATGAATTTTCAGTTATTCTGCCCAAGAATGGATCATAATTCATATAATCCTTAATGTCAATGTTAGCACCATTTTGCTGCCAATACTGCGAGAGAGCATTATAATTTCCTCTATGAAAAGCGTCAATATGATCTGGGTGAATGCTAGAACCCAATTCAATTCGGTAAAGCAAGAGAGGAATGGAGTAAGTATTACCTGAGTTATAAATCAAATCATCAGCAACAGGTCTTGGTTTAACACCATTATCAAGTTTATACTTATCACCGCGAACATGAAACTTCAAAAGTTTTTCTGCATGATGTCTTGTAATTAGATAACAAGCTGTAGAAAAATCATTTACAAACCTCTTATGAAGTTTTACGTGTATATCACCAGTACAAATAATTGCAATTTGAACTACATCCCAATCATAAGGAATATGTGCATAAAAATCAGACCAAGTAAAGTTCCAATACTTAACTAAATCCAGATTACAATCATCTTCCATAATAATTGCATATGAACTATCGCTTGTTTCATACCAATGTTTAATCGCTTTCAAATGAGAAGTAATACACCCAACCTCACCTGAGGTCATCATTTCAGGATAACGACCGCTAATAATATCACTAAGGTCATCTTCTCTACCATCATATGCAGAGATGCGAGTATAATTCTCTATCTCCCAATATTTAAATTGGTCCTCCATATATTTTCTTCTTTCAGGTTGCCCATCAAGATTCAAATAATAAATTGGTCCAATATTTTTAAGTTTATACGTTGATTTATTTTTATCAAGCAAATCATTCATACTACTACCCAACCTGAACAATAAAGATCTTTAGTATCTTTGTCTGCATACGCAGGACCAAACCACTTTTGCGGTGCGATAACTTTTTTATTTGGATTACTAATCAACCATGACCCCCACCAACTCAAAGAACTATTAGCAATAATAGCATGAGAACACAATGACATTAAGCAAAGGTCAGCATATGGCGTATAAGATCCGTCTGGATATTTATCAACTGGTTCAGATACAAAAAATCTATCACTCTCAAAGAATTCCTGCTCTTTTATCCATTCAGGAGAATCTGAAAATACAATTACAGGATGATCATCATCAAAATAAGAAAGTGCCTTCTCATAATAATCAATTGATTGCACTGGATGTTGTTCAGAGCAATTTACATATGCCCACTTAAATCCGCGAGGATCAACCAAATTTGGATCTCCTCTGCGAACATGAAGCATGATTGGTTCCTGACCTTGGAAATTTTTCATCATTTCTTTACAAGGTTCAAGATGCTCATCATGAAAAGTAAAATCCTTACAGATGTCATCTGAAATATGTTGAAAATATTTTTCAGATTGAAAAAATCCATGAAGACTTACATTATCTGGACAATTCTCAAAAAGTTCCTCATCAAAGTGAAAGAATCTTTCTTGAACATATCCAAAGTCATCTCTAAAATTTAAATTAAAATCTCCAACAGACTCCAATTTAAAACAATTATGTAGACTATAATTTTCAATACCACTTCTATGAAATGGTGGAATACACCAATCATAATTATGTTTAGCAGCAATCCCTCTTAGAGATGCATACTCAAACATTTGATTACCAAGTCTGCCAAGATTTCCAATCTGATTAAATGCTAACATATTTTTTAAGATAATCCTGTTTCAAATAATATTCTTTTAGTTGATTTTTATCCATAGTTTGAATTTTTTCCCACTCACTAATATTAGATTGCATGTAGGGATTATTAAACCAAGAGTTTTCTCCTCGCGAATGCTCTAAGTGATAAACAACATCATTGATTCTACCAACATTATACTCTAAAGTATTAAACCTGTAAAATCTTTCTTTATCTTCTGGAGCGTATGCTTTAAAATTTTCATTCTCCATCCCACCATCAATATAAACTTGACGGTTGAAAAACTGAACCCACCCAAAATCAGAGGTGCTACGTTCTGAATGTTTCTCAAGATAATCAAAGTCCATATTTTGTAAGAAATGAGAAACTACTTCATCAGTTACATAAACTTTCCTTTGATATAATCCTTGCCCATATGGATAAATTACATCATGTGTATGATGCAAAATAGACTGATATGCTTCGTGGTATGAATCTAAAGGAAGCAAAACATCACAATCATAGTTTACAACTATCTCTGACTTTGCTTCCACAATCATTTCATTCAAAACTTTCTGACGATGAAAGAGTGGTTCATCACTTTTCTCAAAGATATGATTTACATTAATTTCAACATCCAAAATATTTTTTAAAATTGGTAGAGCATCTTTCTGAAAAACAGACTCTACATCAACTTCTTTAATAAGAACATTCGTATCAAAATTTTCCAACAAAAACGCAGTTGTTGTAATTACATTCCTAAGTCTATCAGTAGACTCAATACGAATTGGAATAATAAAAGTTGCTTCCTTTAAATCAATTTTCATCTGGATATTTTCTATTGATGTAAAATTCTTTATGCTTATTTTGGACGTAGTGATACTCTGATCTATTAATCAACCAACTACCTTCTGGATGTTCTACCACTGCATCATATTGAGATGTTTGATGACTACTAATGCGATTGTCATGATCACGGTTTGCAACTAAGACATCAGAAATAATATGGGGAACTCCATTCTCCCAACGCATACGATGATAAAACTCAGTATCTAAAAGTAGTTTTAGATTCTCATCAAAGTGTTGCTTTGAGTTTCTCAAAAAAGAGACAACAGAAGGACTACTTAAAAGATTTCTACCTTCTAACATGTAGTCTGTCCACTGAGGAACTCTTTCATCATAAAATGTTTTACCATCTTTAGTTCCACAAAATCCACTAAAAGACCAGGAACACCCAGTCTTTTTATATTCCTGATCAAGAATTTCTAAAGCATTATCCACAACGAAGAGATCATCAGAAAACATCGTTTTAATAATCTCTCCCTCACACTCATCAAGGGCAATATTAATATTTTCGCAAGGAATATTTCCACTATACTTTACATATTTGAAATCAAAATCATTGGAGTATTCCTTACACGCATTTAAAATTTTATCATTTTTACTTTGATCCGAAACAACTATTTCCAAATCTTGAAACGTTTGAGTCTTAATAGAGTCAAGAAGTTCTCTCATCCATACTGGACCATTTTCTCCCCTATCATGCGCAGGAATTGCAATAGAAAATCTCATCAAATACGCTCCCAAGAATCAGGGACTAAATCGCGATCATCAAGATTCGCTTGAGGACCAAACCAAACCTTGGGAGCAATAACTTTTTTACTACCAGAGAGCCAAGCACCCCACCAACTAAAAGAACTATTTGCAATGATGTGATAACTGCACATTGTCATTAGACACATATCAACCAAATTATTATCAGATTCAGAGATAAGAAATCTATCTGGTTGAAAAATATCTTGCTTTTTACACCACTCAGCATCATCTGAAAAAATAAGAACTGGAATATCTTGAGGAAGTCTTTTCAGTGCTTCCTCATAGTATTCTATAGGGCAAAGTGGATGATAGTTCTGTTTTTGAACATAATCACTTCTACGAATATGTAAGGAAATTGCTTCATCAAAAGTAAACATCTCTTTACATGGATTCCAAATATCATCTACGAAGATGAAATCTTCACGAATCTGTTGTTCAATGTACTTAAAATACTTTTCGGTTTGAAAGAATCCATAAAGATTTACATTATCCCGACAAGTTTCAAATAGATCTTCATCAAAAGTAAAAGACTTTTCTTCAACATAAGTTGCACCAAGCATCTCAACATTCTTCACAGAAGGAAGTTTGAAGGCTTCAAACAACTGATGGTCTTTATGCTCGTTACGAAAGTCACTTGGAGGAATACACCATTCATATCCATGCTTTTCTGCAATTCCTCTTAATGCAGCATATTGAAACATTTGATTACCAAGTCTGCCATTACGACCCAAATGATTATAACCAATCATAATTACCTCAACGAATATCCTGAACAAAAAAATGAAATCCAAAAGTCTCAATATCATCATGATATGGAGATATATGCCTTTCTTTAGAAAACTTTGCGGCAACTTCTACTGGAGCAAATTTGCATCCTTGCTCTTCGTATATATGCCTATTATGAACACAGATGTTTCCATCTTCCGACGTTGATCCATATCCAAAATGCTTATAAAAATTGCCTTTATTCACATCCCAAGGAACTTGAACTTTGGTTGGAATATCAAGAAGTTTCTTACTCCTAAAACTAAATCCACCATTACCAACAGAAATATGTTCACCAAAAGGAGTTATGAATGATGCTTCTTCCCACCTCCACGGCGCTCCAATGTAGTCGTAGTTAAACCAATTGTCATCCCATTGCCATGGTCTAATAACATACCCATCTGGTTGAACAAGTAGACAATAATCAGTATCTATGTGTTTGGTGAGATTATAAATGCAGTAATAGTTATAATCATGAATTGATTCAATTTTATAGCATTTTGAGAACTCAATTTCTTCAGGCAAATTACATGGATCTTCATGAGTGATCAATTTAACCTTTCCAAAGGAGATACCCTCCATACTTTTTTGTAAAGCATAGAGAGCACCATCAATATTATTGGATGAAATGCAAAAAAGAGTTACATTTGGGAGACTAATTTTATTCATACTTAACTAAAACACCAGAAGTTTCGGGATTAATCACATACGTATACCTACGATAATCCTGCCAACAATCATTTCCTGTTTTAATATTACCAGACCTATCCATATAAGTCCACTCAGGAACGATAGAATCAACAGGTCTCCACCATCCATCAGAAGTATTCCAATCAAACCAATACATTGGAACAATGATATTTTTGAGTTCTGTTGACAACCAAACAGGCCAGAAAGAAAAAGTAGAGGAAGACATAATCACATTCTTTGCTGCGTGCAAAATACTATAATCAATAGATAGAGGTCCACCTTTCATTTGATACCAACCGATCTTATAGTCGGGTCCACCTGGTTCATTAGAAACTGCTGCACCAACAACTTCAACCCCAGGAATATGTTTCCGCGCAAGATCTGCATCGTCAGTTACAATCACAAATCGCATATCACTTTTCTTTTCTTTCATTCTCTCAATTGCCATTTGATAGTATTGGGGAGGTAAGAATGAAAATCCAGTGGAGTAATCTCCTCCACGAAAATGAATTACACAAATATCATCTGCAGAATAATCAGTAATGACTTTATCTTCATCAACTTTACACCACTCCCGAATATCATCACGTCGATCTTCAATATACAACATATTCTGGAATGTTCCATCCAGTTTAGTATTATCGGGGAGAAAGAAAAGTCCGTGGTCAATAGGATTCATATCATGCTGATGACGACCCTCTTTATAGTGACCTTCCTGACGTTCACGATACCAGTACTCAATACCTTCAGGTAGAGTGTCTGGAGGTCCGCCATCAGGTCCAGATCCACCCACAACATCATTTCCCCAGAAGTAAGGCATCCAACCGTTTCCCTTCCACAGTTCTTTGCCTTTGATGCCGTACTCATATCCAAGTTTTTCCGCAATGATACGAGTCACAACAGATGCCCAAATCTGGTTACCAAGACCAGATCCAAGATACATTTCATTTACTAACATATTCTCCTTCTAAGGCTTTATTTACAATGTTATCAAAAAAAGTTGGAAGTGTCAATTGAATTAGATCCATTTCTTGCGCTTGAGCAAACAAATGATCATTATCTTTTAGAAGTTCTTCGGTTACTTCAGTATATTCATTTACAAATAGAACTGGATATCCTTCAAATAACTTCTTAAGATATGGATGAGTTTTCATCACAGGAACTCTTCGCATATAAAGAACTTCCCAATTTCTATGACAATCAATAGCATTTCCAACAGGACAAATCATAAATTTGGATTGACTAAGATTGTATAGAAATACAGAATAAGGAACTCTCTCTTCATGAACTTCTACCCAAGACTTATTTTTAAAAATGTTCTTGATACCCACTCTTTGAGTATTTGTATTCTCACTATGACTCACATATAAAAGTCCTGGAGGATTCTTTGGTATGAATCTCATAGAACTCTTAATATCATCAATCCTACTATCACTTGGATTCATTGACCTCTGCAAACCATAAGGAGCAGGTACAACTTTTCCACCATAGGCAATAGAATTTATAGCAGAAATGCACAATACATTTTCAGGAATAGCATCAAAAATGTGTTCGTCAGTTGGAGTGTCTTCAAGGTTAGTGAAGATGATAAATTTCATATCAGGAAAGTTTGAGCACAACTTCAACAAGTCACTTCTTTCCATAAGACCTTCAACATAAGGTCGGTCAGTCTCTTTTACCTCTACAATATGTCTTTTATATAAACGAATATTATCAATAAACAGAGTCATATAATCTCTGCTTTTTTGAATTTCAAAAAGTTTTTCTACAAATTCAAGATTCATTAGATTAGCATCTTTCATAAAAGATGTAAAAATATTCCCCCATTGACCAGATTGATCACCGAAGGAATAATCACACAATTTTGAAAGTGCTACACCTTCAATCAATTCCATGGTTTAATAAATTCTGCGTATTTTTCTTGATTGTCAATGATGTAGTCTGGATATGAGTCATCAATGGGAATTGTTTTTATTTGAATAGACCTACCAAAAGGATCAATACCTTCGTCAATTTTTCTTTCCGCGTTTGCAGTATTAGTCTCTACGTTATTTTCAGTATGTTCATATGAAGCCAATTTCAATCTAAAATTATCTGCATCACCAAAGAAACTCCAATGCCAACCCGCTTGCTCAATCCTATAAGCATCTTTATGCATATTTCTCAAAAGATCTACAGAATAATTTGAAAGGGTTTTAAATGTAGAAATCCTTGTTCCCATCCAATCATCTTGATAAAGATAATTTAACTTGTAGTAAAACGCTTTCTGCAGACAAACATAATGATTGTTTGGATCAAACCAAGATAGATCTTTAAGAACTAAAGGATTAATAATTTCATCAGCATCACTGGTAAGAATAATATCATCACCATTGATTCCAAAATTTACTGATCCATAAATGCTACTATCTCTATTAAAGATGGCTCTTTGAAAACGAATTGGATACTCTCTATAAGGAGTTTCATTCAAATCATTTCCACCCATAGGAGTATGATACTTTTTCTTATCCATATAATCACTATAGTCATTGGGAATTTCTTCAGTGATATTATGAATAATCTTATGATGAAACTTAGAAAATCTTTCTTTGTTTTCCTGATAGTAAAGTGGTTTAGGATTTCCACTAACAGTCCAAGGAGACTCTGTAATTACAAAATAATCAACAACATCATTAAGTATATTAAGTCTAAGTTCAAGAAGATCTAACTCATTGAAAAAGATAAAAGAATCAAACACCCTCATTTTTATACTCCAGAATAAATTTACGTTGCTCCTCGTCGTTTTTCCAATTCTTAAGTTGAATATAATTTTCAAGTTCCATCACATAAACAGTGACCCCTTCAGTTTTCGTTAACATCCCAGGATTTAAGTGCTCATCAAGGTATAAGTTCGTACAATAAAAATTGTTGAGATTAGAAGAGCATAATCCAGCAGCAACAGCAAAAGTACCAGTACCAGAAGAGGCAAGATTTTTTGCTCTCATAAGAGTTGCAAAATCCTCTCCTACTGATTTTGATTGTATGGTTACTTTTTCAATCTTTCTAAGTTCATCAACTATGGGATTATAGTTATCTGGTTCAGTGACTACGATTACTTTATCGTATTCCTCAATCAAATTTAAGTAATAACATAAAGGATTGGGAACATAATCATGTGGAGGATTGTGTTCATGCGCAAAAATATCTCCACTACGAATATGAATGACTAAAGTATCATCATCAAATGGTTTATCAATGCTAAATTTAAAGTTTGGAACTACATGTTGCTTTGCAACTTTTCCAATATTTTCATATAGAAAATCAATAGGAATATCAAAGTCTTTATTTTGTGTATTATAGTGAAAAAATCTATTTGGACGAAGCATTGTTTTGCCTTCGTGATTCAATATGACTTGTTCAATTAATTCATGGAGAGGACTAACAAATCCGTCTCCATGAATTTGAGAGTATAGAATTCCATTGCAGATTTGTTGAATATTATTTCCAAATCTCCCATACCAATGAGAAACACTATTCACAATACTTCTCATATCAAATCCTGCTTAATGTAAAAGGCATCTCCCCAAGTACCGCCCATCCAATCAGTTTCAACTCTAACCATATTATATTCTTTAAGGAAATCATCAATGTCTTCAATAAGAGCATTATTTTCATAGACTTCAGTATTATTAACCTCAGTGTAAACACAATCAATAGTCTTGAGAGTATTTTTTGCTCCTTTTAGAACTTCAAGTTCATATCCTTGAGTGTCCATATTGAGAAAATTATAACTATGATTTTTCCCAATTACAGAATCCATTGTAACCATCTCAACAGTTTCTTTCCTATCAAAAATAATATTTGGATATTGTTCTAAAACATGTTTAGGATTTAGAATTGAACTACACAATCCATCATCATTACAAGTCATTTCTACAGTAGCACAACTACTCCCAAGTGCTTTATTGATAAGATTAATATTATCAAACCCAATAGAGTTGACAACATCGGTCAACTTTTGAAATGGTACTTTTTGTGGTTCAAACACAATCAAGTTTTCTACATTATTCTTCTTATAGGTTTCCATTTCTTGCCCGATGTGACCACCAACATGAATCACACCAGTAACGTTAATATTATACTTCCTAATCAAGGAATTAAAACTCAAAAGCATAAGTCAACTCCTAAAAATACATTCTGTTGATTCTTTAGAAATTCTTCCTTTTTGAGTAAAGAGTTTTACGATTTCAGGATCAACCACAGTAGGATCTACATACCAGTCTTCATATGGATTATTTTGGTTAGCAACATTTCTTACAACCAATTCATATCCATGAGATAGAAGGATTTCCATTGCCTCTTCACCAGCATCAGGACCATCCTTGTAAAGATCAGTCTCATAAGTAATCACAGAGAAGCGATATTCATCCAAGGGAAGTGCTTTCAGTGCATTGAGAGTTTGCCAGGCAGGTTCAATATCAACTTGGAGATAATCAATTTGCTTTGGGTACTTATTCTCTTTAAAGAATTTTTTATAATCAAATTGAATTGCATCAGCACAAATGCACTTATTATCTCTAATAGAGTTGTATCCTTCAACCTTTGACTGATCAATTTCAAAAGAAACGCCTTTCCAATCAAACTCAGTTTCAAGAAGATAGGTGTTACTAATAATCACACCATGATCTCCACCAATCTCAACATACGTTCCATTCTTCTTTCCATCAAGAATACTCAAGACAAACATATCTTGAAATGCTTGAGAATAATTATTTTTAATACTCTCAGCACCATTAAACTTATATCTAAGTTTTTCTAAATCTTCCTGAAAATATCGGTTGCAATCAGGGAAAGTGTAATCAGTCATTAGTTTTTCCAATAATCGTAAATGTCTTTAGTAACTTCATATTCCATAGCTTTAACTTTTCTGTTTGGTTGGTTCATTGCCCAAACAAACATACTTTCAATCAATTCTTCAAGATTAGTTTCATCTCTAAATTCTAACATACTTTTTGCTTTTGTGTGATCACAATATGCATGTTTTACTTCATGCCTTGGTTCACCATGCTCAATAGGAACTTCATACCCATATTTCTTACCAATCTTCTGTACGGTTTCAGCAACCTCATTCAAGGTAAAATGTTTATCGGCACCAATATTAAAAGTTTCCCCATCAAAATCCGTGAGGAGTTTATCAAATGGTTCCATATAATATTTGATATCAGAGAAAGCACGAGTCTGTTCTCCATCACCATAAACAAGAATTGGTTGTCCATTCAAAGTTTTACGTATGAAAATACCAATCACATTTCGATAACGATCCCAAATGTTTTGGTAAATTCCAAGAACATTGTGAGGACGAACAATATTATATCTAAGACCGAACTGCTCATGAGCCAATTTCAAATCACATTCTACAGCATACTTGGCAATGCCATATGGATCAATTGGTTGTGGACGTTTATCTTCAGTAAATGGAGGTTCTTGTTCACCATAAACTGCCATGCTAGATGTAAAAATCATCTTTGTATCGTGTTTAATACATTCGTTGATTAAATTTGCAGAGCAGATGAGATTGTTCCTATAATTATAGTTGCGAATAAAAGGAGATAATCCTTCAGCAGCATATGCGGCAAAATGGAGGAGAATATCTGGTTTATGTTCTTCAAATAACTCTACTACTTTCTTCCTCCTTTCAAGATCAAATTTTGCAAATATAAAATTTTCAGACTTTGGGAGAAATGCTTTATACCCACCGGAAAGGTCATCAATACCTATTACTTTATGACCGTTTGCTAAAAGATGTCGCGTGTAATTAGATCCAAGAAGACCTGCACATCCTGTCACAAATATTTTCATAGATAATCTCCTTTCATTGCCTCAAATACTTTAGCGATACCTTGATCAATTGTAGTTTTTGGAGTCCACCACTTCATCAAGTAGGTATCTGGTCTATTTCTCTTATCCATCTGAACACTGTCTTTCTGATCAGATGGTTGAACTTTTACGTCATACTTTCCAATCAAATTAAATTGCCCACAAATAATACTGGCGATATCAATAATTTTTGTAGATTTAAAACTTGTAATGTGAAGATTGTCTTCTGGAGTGAATTCATTATAGTTTTCCATAATTGCTTCAAGTGCTTCGCAGCAATCTTCGGCGTAAAGAAACTCACGCTCTTCCTGACCGTCTGTGAGCATATCAATTACGCCAGTTTCAAATCCCTTACGAATAAAGTCTGTAATAACATGCGCTTTATCGTGGTCCTTTTCAATGCCATATACATTCCAGAACTTAACAATAAGACCATTTAGAGATTTGGTATAGAGTTCTCCGACATTCTTGAGTACACCATAAGGTGAGTAACTCATGTTACTCATCTGGGATGATGCAAAAACAAATCTCTTATTATATTTCTTAAGAAGTCCAAATGCATTTACCATCAAACGGGCATTATTATCAATGAATTGGAATGTATGTTGATACTTCTTCAAGTAACGAGACCCACCAACATCAAATGCAAGGAAGAATACAAAGTCTGCCGTCTCGATTGCATTCTCAAGATATTGATTTGGAATCACGGTCATATCATGATTGGGCGTTTCTACCTTATCAAAATTAATAACTACATGACCCTGCTTGCGAAGATACTCTGAAAGATAGGCACCAATCTGCCCACTGGATCCTAAAATTGTAATTTTCATAATCAAGCAGTTTGTTTTTTAGAAATTTGAGAGGAAATCCATTCGTATGTTTTTCCAATTCCTTCTTCAAGAGATTGTGAATAATCCCAACCAAGTTTTTCCCTAATAAGATCATTATTAGAATTACGACCACGAACTCCAAGAGGTCCATCAATATGATTTTTTTCTACAACTTTACCAGCAACTTTAGCGGCAGTATCTACAAGTTGATTGATCGTAACCATTTCCTCAGAACCAATATTAACGGGTCCGATGAAATCACTATCCATCATTCTGCGGGTTGCTTCGATGCATTCATCGATATACAGGAAGGAACGAGTTTGTAACCCATCTCCCCACACCTCGATGGTTCCACCTTCCTCAGGAAGATAGGCAACTTTACGGCAGATTGCTGCTGGTGCCTTTTCTCTACCTCCTTCCCAAGTTCCTTCTGGTCCAAAGATATTATGATACCTAGCAATCCGAACAGGGATCCCATAATTACGATGATAAGCGAAAAATAGTCGCTCGGAGAAAAGTTTTTCCCAACCATACTCAGAATCTGGATTAGCAGGATATGCGGACTCTTCACGACAATCTGGATTGTCAGGATCAAGTTGATTATGTTCTGGATACATACATGCGGATCCAGAATAGAAAATCTTAGTTTTATTTACGCCCTTAAAATCATTTAGTTGGCGTTGTGCTTCAAGGACATTGAGGTTGATGGTTGCGGAGTTATGCATAATGTCTGCATCATTATCCCCAGTGAAGACAAATCCTGCACCACCCATATCAGCAGCAAACTGATAGATTTCATCAAAGGTTTCAATGTACCTACTAGGAACAAAATTATAAAAGTTACGATAAGGTCCTTTGTATTGGAGAGTTCTCTCCACAAAATTAAGATCTCTAAGATCTCCAATAACAAATTCGTGTGCTTCACTCTCAGAATACTCTGGAAGTTTAAGATCTACACCACGTACCCAATAACCTTCAGCACGTAGTCGTTTTACCATATGACTTCCAATAAAGCCACCAGCACCAAGAACAAGTGCTGTTTTTTTATAATCACTCATAGATTGATAAATTTCTCTTAGTATATATTATACAAAAAAAGAGGAGTTGTGTAAACCCCTCTTTTGAAATTTTCAGGCTCGCCACCAATTCTTTGACTGGAAATTGGAAACCAGGCGGGAGAGAGTCCCATCCGCACCACTTGCCCTTTTAAGGAATGGCAAGAAACCTATTTTGTAATAGAAACAAAATTATTAATCGCTTCTGCTTGATTAAGAACATCTGCCAAAGTAGGAAACTCTGGATATTTCATTTTCTCTGTATTTGATGAATTATCATTCCAAACACGAGTAGTATCATATTCAATACTAAACTGATCACTTAGCATAGTATATGCTTGCTTAAAAACTTCAAAGCGAAGTTGATAAGGTGTCATAATTTTACTCCTGTGTGTATGTGTGTGTTAATAGGGTCATTTTGACTCCACCACTTAGTTTTGGGAAACTAAGAAAAGTTGGGTTAACTTTGATATCTCGGTAATACCAAAGAATGCACATAAAAATAATACATCCCAAAGTTTAAGTTTAATAGCAAAAGGAACTGTGAGTAATCCCCCAATAACTTTTACCAATAAACCATATTTAAATTCTCCCCATAGCATAGTTTGATAACCAATCATGAGTAGAATATTTCCAATCCAACGAAGTAGATCAGATCTAGACATAAGGGGTTTTGCTCCCGACCAGTGCTGTTAAAGTCCATCCGTGACTATTTACTCAGGCAACCTCGACAGATTCAAGGTCAGAAAGAACATATTCCATAAGCATTTCATAATCATCCAAAGGATCACCAGAAAATACTACACCTTCGTTTTCATAGTACCGACGAACCTTTTTGTAGAGTTTGGGATTCTTTACATCAAGGTAGAAGTCGCCGTTTGCTGCTCCACGGAGGGTTTGAACGTCTTTCTTGAATTTTGCTGTGAGAGTCATTGTTTTGAATGTTGACCTTAGTATTATAAGGGTTTGACTTGGAGAAGTCAAGTGAGACACTTGGATGAGTGTCCTATGCTCGTTACTGGAATTGAACCAGTCTATCAGGTCTTATGAGGACCGCGCTTTCTCCAGAGAGCTAAACGAGCAAATTTTTCTTTTTATTTTTTGCACGATATGTATCAGTTTGTGCATGACAATTTGGACATAAAATACGAAGATTATCTATAGTATTATTATGACGATCTCCATCAATATGATCAAGTTCTATTGGTGCCGGTTTTCCATTCCATTCAGTAATTCCGCAACATTCACATCTGTGCGATTTTAATCCTTCAGATATTAATCTGAGTTTAAGTTTGTGAGATGATGGTATTTTTACAGAATTGACTAAAACATCATTTAGCGAAATAGGTTCAAATCCAGATACTCTAAAATGATTAGTATCTAAATTTAATTCTTCTGCTCTTTTTTTAAGAGCAGAATTAGATGATCTACATAAATTCAAATCATATGCAACCTCAGCAAAACTTTTACATTTTTTTACTGATTCTTTTAAATCATTATCTGTCCAAGTGCGTGTTTTCATAAGTAGTCGTAAATGCATATGATTATTTATGTGACCACTAATAGGAACACTGGGAATTGAACCCAGACCAACCCGTTATAAGCAGGCCGCTCTACCATTAAGCTATGCTCCCATAAATTCAGGTCTATTGTAGAGGACCTGGAACTCTATGTCAAGAACCTTCTTCGTGATCTGTGTGGAGACGTATCAGTTCGTCATTCACACGAGGTTCTATCTCAAAGTTTATGGTTTCGTTGTATGGAACTATCACTGCGTTTCTTTCTCCATCAGTAATAATAAATGATTCACCATTTTCTACTCTTTGTATTAGATTGTCAAAATCTTCTTGAAACTCTTGAACTGTAAATTTTTGGAGATCTGAAAGTTCTGGATACATTTTCATAAAGTGAAATTTTATGATCGGAGTATTCGGATTTGAACCGAAATTATTCCTGCTCCCAAAGCAGGTGCCATGACCAAGTTAGGCGATACTCCGCTATTTGTCTTTGTGTATAAACATAATACCAGCAAATGGTACGATTGTCAACCCACATCCACAAAGAAAAAGAAAGAAAGGACTTGCTGCTAGTGTCTCAACAAGATGAAAAATCATCTTCCCCTCCAGTTCTTGTATTCATAATACATGTATTGGTCCACTTCGTCAAGTCCTTGTAAAGGAGCAGTAACATCCCAAGTGGACCATTCAATACAAAACTGTTTAATATGTATATCATTAGCAGCAGACCTTACTCCAAGCATTCTAGAAAATGCAGACATTGCAAAATTATATCTTTGCTTAATGCGCGGTTCCATTTCCTTTATACTCTTCGGAATCATAGTACCCTCCTCGTGTTCCGAAATACAGTGTAGTCAGTACAAAAGGAATAGCAACAAAAATAAGTGCTTTACCTAACATGATGTCCTCCAAACATATAACGCATACCATTCAAGATTTTTGCTCCGAATGATCCAAGATTGCGTGAGTTAAATCTTTCAAATAGTGCTGCAGTAATAACAGGAGCGGGAACCCCCAGGTCCACAGCGGCAGAAACAGTCCAACGACCCTCACCGCTGTCGGATACGCCTCCAGAGAACTGTTTAAGGCTACCATCCCTGCGTAGCACATCAGCAGTAAGATCGAGTAACCAACTACCAACCACGCTACCACGACGCCATAACTCAGCAACCTCAGCAACATCAATATCATAGCAATATGATTCTGGATCTGCCATTGGGGCAACCTCTGCATCACCTTCTCTAACATACTTAGCACCTGCGTTAGCGTTCTTGATGATGTTAAATCCTTCTGCGTATGCCTGCATCATCCCATACTCAATACCATTATGCACCATCTTTACAAAGTGTCCTGCACCTGGACCACCACAATGTAACCACCCAAACTCAGCAGAAGTTACATCCGAGTCAAATTGAGTCCTTGGGGCAGCGATTATTCCTGGAGCGAGAGCATCAAAAATCTTTGCACAAGTGGCGACTGCAGTATTTCCACCCCCAACCATAAGACAGTATCCACGATCCAAACCATAAACACCACCGCTAGTACCACAATCAATATATTGGATACCAACTTTTGCCAGACGTTCTGCTCTCTTCCGACTGTCCTTAAAATTGCTATTGCCATGATCAATAATAATATCTCCTTCACTACAATATCGTAGTAACTCATTAATCGTCTCCTCTACCGTTTCGGCAGGTACAACCATCTGAAAGATTCCTGGTTGTGTTCCTCCATTAATTTTATGTTTAACTACTTTAACAAGATTTCCAATGTCAGTTGTAATACCATTAACAAATCCTTTTTCAAATGCTTCGTTTGCTTTTTCATAATTCCTTCTATACCCCCAAACTTCTATACCTGCTTTCATCATACGACGAGACATACCTTCGCCCATTCTTCCCAAACCGATTAATCCTACTTTCATAAAACCTCTGGATATGCGTGTGTAAGTCCCCAATGTATAAAAAGACCAATGGAGGAAAAAAGAAGAATTGCTGATATTATTGTTCTAATCATCTTCTTCATCCTCGTAAGTAGATGGTTCTTCAAAGAGTTCATTCATTTTCTGCTGGAGAACTCTTTGATTTAATTTTTGTAAATCTTCTTCTGTAATTGTTGCCATTAGTTCAAAGTAATCTTGAGAAATGGAAGTAAAGGTGGAATAACCCCAACTAATCTTAAAAGTCCCTCAGCAAATAAAGCAAGAACCACCCAACCGACGCACATACTAATGATAGAAGCATTACGGTTGTGTCGTCGTATTGCTGCATCAATCATCTCCTGAACTTCAGAACGTGTGATAAATTCTTCTTGTTCGTGCATCATTTTTCATCGCCAAGAAATTTTGCAAGAGGATCTCTTCGGGTTTTTACGATTTCAACTGCTCTTTTGTAGAACATATTATCTGTGTTCCCAGAAGATTCAAAAGTTGCTTTGATCTTCACCCAATTATCGTAGGTGTGTTGATCCATCGGTTCGTCCCCGTGATACTACTATATAATAATCACAGGTATTTCACAGTCAACTTTTTGTGTTCATATCGTAACACTATTGAAGAAATTGTTAAATTTGTAACTTAACTTAAAACGGAAGCGGTAGGATTTGAACCCACGAACGCTATTAACGTTGGTTGTTTTCAAGACAACTGCCATAAACCACTCGGCCACGCTTCCAGTAGGAGATTTAGCGAATCTCAAAATCCAAACGACGAACTTTGCGTTGTCTACGTGCTTCCTGCCAAGCAATATCTTGAGAGGTTAACACGTTTGTTTTTGAATTTTCTTTTAAAGAGTTTAGCATAATAATGCGAGATAAGTCAAGTGCTGAAATCTTATCTCCACGAATTGTTGCCATATTAGGACACCCACAAGTAACTGTTTTTGATGGGTGTCCTGTTATTTCTTTATTGCAATCTTTGCATCTTATTGAAATCATTATTCTTCATTCCTATCATTTCGAAAATGATCTTAACATCCAGATAAATTTACCATGCTCTTCGTTTAAATCATCAACAAGATTTGTAGTTCCTCTTGACTTTTGATTTTCTGCTTCTTCAGCAATTTGGTTTAAAAGTTCTATAATTTTTTTATGACCTTCCAAAAGATCGTTTACCATACCCATAATATCTAGTCCAC